TACGACCCTGACAGTCATCTCAGATGCCCAGACGAATGCCCCCGAGGAGAAGCTCAGACCATCTGAGCCGTAAAGCTCGTCCATGGAGTATGATTCCTCGTTCCTGTAGAAGTTGGCGACGTTGAACAGGTTCGCCGAGGTGGAACTGGACTACTGGACCTAAAATCCGGCTAGTCGTTATCCAGTCCCTATGTCGCCGGATTAACCCCTGCCGTACAGGAGAGTGAGTGCAGGGCAAAATAGGATCACCACGTAACGCTCGGTCCCGAGAGGACTTTGCGCCGGGGTGGCAATCGAGGCATTCCAACACTCGTTGACACTCAGACCTGAATGAAAGGTCGAAGTGGGTAGAGGTGGTAGCCCCATCGCGGCCACGAAAGGCGCGTCAACCCTGCCGGGGAGCGCTTTGGCCATGAAATTAAGGTCCCACTGATTGATCATCTGGGATACGCGCTGGACCTTTGGGGCCCTTGGTCTGAGCCCTTTTGCCTCCGCCTTCTTGATCTCGGCGGCGGCGTGTTTCACCTCGGTCTTGAAAGCGCGCCGATTAGCTTTGCGCCTTTAAGCCTTGGTGAGGGTGGTGTGCTGTGTGTGGTTGTGAGGTTGCATGAGGTTGATTTATATATATGAGGAGCGATCACGCCCCTCTGCAGCACCGGAATATTCGAGATCGAGTCGCAGAGACGAGTGGACGAGATACAGATCCGAGAAGCCAACACCCAATTTGTTGTTGATCTCGTCCTCGAAATGATACCCGTCCGACTCCGACTCAAACTTGAACCTCAACTTGTCCCAATACAAGTACAACTGATCCTCTGACATGTCAGTCCCTCCGTACTTGCTCCTGATCTGGTCCACCCTCGCTTCTAATATCCCCTCGAGTAGGCGACTAGCCTTCTCGCTTTTGACCCCCAGCAAGATTGCTCTTGCATGATTGTGAGGCGCGGCCAATAGTATCGCATTGTTCTTATTGTAGAACTACTTTTGCCTCAACAGTTTGGAGAAATCTCTTGTAAGACCGATTCTTGCTTTTTACTGGTCTCCAAAAACCCACTTCGAGCAGAAGTCAAAGTCAAGGAAAGACTCCCCGACCTTATAACTCGAAAAACACTAGCCGAGCCCTATGACAATGGGCTAATCGACTGTTCCCTTAACGCGAGACACCAAGACTGCTAGCGAGCGCTCGACTCCCGCCAAGTTTCTTGGATCGACCCAAGCGACTACGTCGTCTCCTGCCGCCATCACGAAGCATTTGGCGTCAGGTTTCCTATGATCCCAGGGCTAATAGATACCTGCCTCCTCTAAATAAAAATAAAAATAGAGGAGTGACCTCAGGGTGTTGCCTAGGGTAGTGCGCGTGGGGTGTCCGCTGAATGTGCTCCCTCGGAGCGGCAACCATATATAGTCTCTTTCCGGGCTCTCCAGTTGCTGGACTTCCTTCAAAAACTTCTTCCGGATGTGCTCAGGCCAAAGCGGGGAATTCACTTCTGGGAGATACATGAACATGTCACAATCAACCCGCTTGGCATTGTGGCAGATATTAGCTGCCCAAAAGTCCCCCGACTGGTCTTTGAAGGGATGGTTATATGGGCGCTGGAAGGCTATGTCCAGCGCGCGCGCGAGTCGGGGTTCAATCCTGTCCCAAAAGAGGTTATCTGCTGACTCCATCAGCACCGCTTATTATGAGCTGTCGAAAGCAGAGCCGTCACAACTGATCGCGCTCCACCCCTCTCTGACGTATGTTTCCAAGGTGGAGAGGTAGTCTTGCTTGCCCCAACCCTAACAGAATCCGGGCAGGGTTCTGAGGGTACGCCATAATCCACTCTGGACGACCGTGAGCAACCCACATCCGCTTGGGGAGGGGGTGGATATGCACCTGGGGCGATGACTCTAGCCATGTAAGAAGGCCCCCTCGCTCTGGCCCTCCTCTCTCTCGTAGACCTCCCCTGATTTGACCATGGTGGTGAAGCATCCTATCAGGTCGGTCTGGCGTTTGGTGAGCTGTGCACGTATCGAGGTTATGTACTTCGTTTTCTTCTCCGTGCTCCAACCCTCTTTGTCGACTATCCAGCCTAGAAAATCGAGGTTTTCTACATCCACTAACCCCGTTTCTCCCAAAGTCGAATCAGCGTCCACCTGCTGGAAAAACCAATCGTAAAACCGCTCGGACATTGCTCTGAACCTCTAAAGCACCTGTGGGTCGGGAATCAGGTAGCTAGAGCATTGCCGGTTGAAAAAAGCGAAGAGGCCATTCTACAAGGCCTTCGATGACCATTCCATCTCATTGGAGCCTCCTCGCTGCGTTATAATATCCCATCCCGTCGGGATTGAACGGCTCTCGGGGGTGAGGATGTTGAACCTCTTGTCGACGGGCTGTGAGAGCTTCTCTACATACTTCACGACTGCAGGAATCAGGCTCTCGTAATGGGCTCTGTTAGGCCCGATTAGAAGGTCCGAGGGGTATCTTATGTCTCCGGGGGTGATCTTTTTCACGAAATAGTAGTCTCGTGACACCGAATAATCCGCC